ACCGCTGTAGGTTTAGAGGAAGACCTCATTATAGAGCGCAAAGCCACAACAGCGGAACTAGCATTAAATCTGGGTAAGAAAAGAAAGCAGTTTGAGGCAGAGCTAGAAAGGATGCAAGAGTTCCGTTGGGCTTACATCGTATGTGAATTTTCCGAAGATAACGTGCGCGAGTTCCCAATCAACTCTACGGTTCCCGCATCTAAACGCAAGTACCTAAGAATGAACGGGAAATTCATGCTTAAATGCCTTTATGACTATAAGGAAAAATATGGGGTGGAAATTATTTTTACGAACACAAAAGAGGAGGCCGAAGAAAAGGCCATAGAAATTATAAAACAGGCTTACGAAAAATAAAAACTGGAGTTCCTTCATGTCTTCTAATGACTACTCTTTGCTAAACGATATTCATTCTTATGGCGTTAACGTAAACGCTAGGGAAATTTATCTTCATAGTCATCATTCTCATGAAGAAGAACCCGGAGTTGAATTTAAAATGGCTACCACTTTTGTAAAGAATTTACATGTGTTGGAAAATAGTGGTAGTGGCCCAATTTTAGTACACATGCATACGGTTGGGGGAGAGTGGAATGATGGTATAGCTATCTTTAACGCTATGGAGTTTTCGCTGTGTCCTATAACGATTTTGGTTTACGGTCATGCTGTTTCAATGGGGAGCATTATATTACAGGCCGCAGACAAGAGGGTGCTGATGCCAGATATAGACTTTATGATTCATTTTGGAGAAATGTCTGTGGAAGGACATTCTTTATGTGTAGAATCTAGTATAAAAGTAAACAAAAAGTCCAATGATAAGATGCTGGACATATATTCTGAAAATTGTATGTATGGCCCATTTTTTATAAATTATTCAGAAAACAGAGTAAAAGAGCATTTGCGTAACGAAATTAATTGTCGTGGCGACTGGTGGATGGACGCGGAGGAAGCTGTTTACTATGGTTTTGCTGATTCGGTTGTTGGTCACAAGGGATATGAAAACCTTAACGTCATTAGAAACACATGTCTGAATTAAAAACAATAGAAGACGCTTGGTTAAATATAGACGTGGATGAGACCGCCCTATTTAATCCATTAGAACACATATATAAAAATAGCGAAGAAGACTTTCACTTACGCCTGTCTTGGTTGTTATCAAAACCAGAATATTTTAGCTTTGTTTGTAAGCAAATATTTAATATAGATATTTTACCTATGCAGGCTTTAATTCTTGAAGAAATGTGGAACAGAAAATTTCCTATGTTAATAGGTTCGCGCGGACTTGGTAAATCATTTATTCTATCTTTATACGCCATGCTCCGCGCTTTTTTTATGCCTGCAAGAAAAATAGTAATTGTTGGCGCGGCTTTTAGGCAATCAAAAGTTCTGTTTGAATATATGGATACTATTTGGAGGGGCGCTCCTATATTGAGAGATATGGTTAGCACAAATAGTGGCCCAAGAAGAGATATCGACAGATGTATAATGAGAATTAATGAGAGTACTATAACTTGTTTGCCTCTGGGAGACGGAACCAAAATTAGAGGCCAAAGAGCAAACGATATTATTACTGATGAGTTTGCGTCTGTTCCCAGAGAGATTTTTGAAAACGTGGTTGCTGGTTTTGCTGCCGTATCTTCTTCCCCTATCGAAAACGTAAAGAGAGTTGCTTCCAACAAAAAGGCTCAGGAATTGGGGCGCGAAGCTATAGAAGAAGAAGTCTTAAAGCATCTTGCCAACCAGATTATTATTTCTGGGACTGCATATTATGACTTTAATCACTTTGCTACATATTGGAAAAAGTGGAAGTCTATTATAAAAAGTAAAGGCAATGTGACCCTGCTAAGAGAAATTTTTGGTGGAGAGGAAGTTCCTAAAGATTTTGATTGGCGAGAATATAGTATCATGCGAGTTCCCTTTGAGCTTTTACCGGAAGGGTTTATGGATTCTTCTCAGGTTGCTCGTTCTAAAGCCACTGTGCATACTGGTATCTATCAAATGGAATTTGCCGCATGTTTTACTACGGATAGTCAGGGCTTTTTTAAGAGGACACTTATTGAGTCATGCGTTGCCTCAGAACAAAGCCCAATATCTCTACCAAGTGGCGATATTAGTTTTAGGTCTGAATTGGTAGGAAACCCAAACTGTCAATATATATTTGGAGTTGACCCAGCTTCTGAAGTTGATAACTTTAGCATCGTTGTTATAGAATTGGCACCTGACCACAGAAAAATAGTTTATTGCTGGACAACTACAAGAAGCCAACATAAAGAGCAGGTAAAAGCTGGTCTAGCTAGCGAGTCTGATTTTTATTCTTATTGCGCACGAAAAATTAGAGATTTGATGAAAGCGTTTCCGTGTGTTCACTTGGCTATGGATGCTCAGGGTGGTGGAATAGCTGTCATGGAATCTTTACATGACCTCGATAAAATAAAAGAGGGAGAGGTTGCCATTTGGCCTGTTATTGACGAAGACAAAGAAAAAGATACTGACGGACATCCCGGCTTGCATATTTTGGAAATGTGTCAGTTTGCAAGGTCTGACTGGTTATCAGAAGCCAATCACGGAATGAGAAAAGATTTTGAGGATAGGATTTTACTATTTCCATTTTTTGATTCAATCACTCTGGGCCTGTCTACTATTGATGACGCACAACAAGAAAGAAAGTACGACACATTGGAAGATTGTGTCATGGAAATTGAAGAGCTTAAAAATGAACTTTCTATGATACAAATGAGCCAAACTACATCGGGCCGAGATAAATGGGACACGCCAGAAATTATAGTCCGGGCTGGAAAAAAGGATAAAATTAGAAAAGATAGATATAGCGCATTATTAATGGCTAATATGGCATCAAGAATTTTACACAGAACCCCTCCTACCCCCAAATATAAGCCTGTTGGTGGGTTTGCTCATGATGCTGAAAACGAAACTAGTGGGCCGGGATATATTGGCCCGTCTTGGTGGACTAATCAAATCAAAGATATTTACTAATTTGTGTATAAATTACTTAGAGCAATAGAATTGCAATCCTATTACAAAGGAATTACTGATGGCCTCCGACGAACAAAGCGCACCAGAAGTCCCATTTGTCACTTGGTCTAGCGATTCTGAAAAACAGACAGCGTTTGCTCAAGCTGCCGGGGCTGTTGACGCATACGACGGAATTAAAACTTCGGCTTCTCGTCGCACCTTTTTAGATATAGAACCCAATATCTCTGTTCGTCCACAGCACACTAGGGATGATTATTATAAATTTAGAAGTGCTGAGAACCTACCCAAAAATCAAAAAGACATTATCAAGTCTTGCATGAATGCTTATGACCGAGTGGGCATTATCAAAAATGTCATCGACCTTATGGGAGATTTTGCGAGTCAGGGTGTAGAGTTGATACATCCTAATAAAAAAATAGAAAGGTTTTATAGAAAGTGGTTTAAAAAGATTCGTGGTAAGGAAAGGTCAGAAAGATTTCTGAACACATTGTACCGATGCGGAAACGTAATCGTAAAAAGACGAACCGCTAAAATTAGCTCTAAGCTTCAAAAAGAGCTAAGCAAAGCAGCCGACGTGAAGCCAGAAGGCGTTTCTGTTATAAACCGAGAAGTTCCTTGGGTTTATGATTTCTTGAATCCACTATCTGTAGATGTCATAGGTCAAGAGCTAGCTCTCTTTGCTGGCAATCCTAAATTTTCTTTGAAGGTTTCCAACTTAATCCAAAGAATGATAAAAAATCCTACAGAGGAAAATAGATATTTAATCAACTCTTTGCCTAGTGATATTAAGAACGCAATTAATTCGGGCAAAAAGACTATTGATTTAGACCCAGATAAAACATCAGTATATTATTACAAAAAGGATGATTGGTCTTTATGGGCGCATCCTATGATTTATGCTATCTTGGACGACATTATAATGCTAGAGAAAATGAAGCTGGCAGATATGTCGGCTTTAGATGGTGCTATTTCCAATATACGACTGTGGACTCTGGGTAGTCTAGACCATAAGATTTTGCCAACTAAGGCTGGTATCAATAAGCTAAGAAATATTCTTGCTAGCAATTTTGGTGGCGGTACTATGGATTTGGTTTGGGGGCCAGAGATTAATTTTCAAGAATCAAATACTCAAATATACCGATTTTTAGGGTCTGAGAAATATACCCCAGTACTAAATAGCGTATATGCCGGGCTAGGCATTCCTCCAACACTTACCGGCGTGGCTGGAAACACGGGTGGATTTTCTAATAATTTTGTGTCATTAAAAACATTGGTAGAGAGGTTGGAATACGGAAGAAGTATTTTGATGGACTTTTGGGAGGGTGAAATTGAGCGAGTTCAAAAGGCTATGGGTTTTAGGCTTCCCGCAAAAGTTCACTTTGACCACATTTCTCTATCGGATGAGGCAGCAGAAAAGAATCTTCTTATTCAGTTGGCTGACAGAGATATTATTAGCACCGAAACTTTACGAGAAAGATTTGGGGAAATGCCTGATATAGAAAGAATTAGGATTAACAGGGAATCAAGAGAGCGAACAGGAGAAAAGACTCCACCGAAGGCTAGCCCGTATCATGACCCGCAGCACAAGCAGTCTTTGGAAAAAATTGCGTTAACCAAAGATATGCTTCTTCCTGAAGATGTAGGTTTGCCGCCATCGTCAAAGCCTCCTGTTGAAGAAACTGCTCCAGAACCTTCTCTTACAGAAGAGCCAAATGACATAGATAATAATGATGAGCCTGTGGGAAGACCCGAAGATGGAAGACCTAAGTTTTCACGCGACACAAAAAAGAGAAAGCAAAAAAGAGTGCTTCCTCTTCGTAAAGCTAATGTTGACTTTGTTAATCTTACTTTGTGGGCCAATGATTCTCAGAAAACAATTTCTGATATCTTAAATCCAGCATTGCTATCTTACTATCAGAAAAAGAACTTGCGAAGTCTAACTAAAAAAGAGCAGGCAGAGCTAGAACACATCAAGCTTGGAGTTTTATGTAATCTTGACCCCTACTCTGAGGTTACTGCTGATATTATTAATGACATCTTGCTAAACAATGGTGCTGTCATTCCTGATATTATAAACACACGAAATGTTCTATCAAAAGACTTTGCGGATAAAAATGATAGACAGCCAACAATAGACGAAATGAGGCAAATTCAATCGTCTGCTTATGCTTTCCAGTATGCACACTAACTGCAAATTATTAAGTATTTTTTGTTTTAGGTGTATATAATTGTGAGGCGAAGTTCCTAATTTGGCCCGCTGTGGAAAGTAATTATGAAAATATTCGATACCGAAATAAGAGATGGTTTATCTGACAAAATTAAGTCTGGTAGCAGTCTTGCATTACTATGTCCAGTAGAGGCTTGTATACCAGCCCCATCACAAAAAAGTGTAGAACAGTTGAGAATCGTTTCCGGTAAAACCGGTGGTTCTGAACAAATTGATTTATACTATCTTAATTCTGTTTTGGTTTCTACCGGCTGGAACAAAAATGATGACGTGTTTGATGTTGCAGAAACTTGGGGCGCTCGTCATTCTCCAGAAGATAAACAGTTTAACTATATGCATGATGAGGCTGATATAATTGGTCACATTACTGCTAATATGGTCATTGGGGCTGACGGAAATGAAGTCCCTAACAATACACTTGTTGAAAATCTTCCTGAAAGATTTGATATAGTGACCAGTTCTGTTCTTTATAATAGTTGGGCTTCTGCCGAACTAAAAGAACGGATGGAAACAATTATTGCGGAGATAGAGGATGGAAAATGGTTTGTTTCTATGGAGTGCCTATTTAGTGCTTTTGATTATGCTATTGTGACCCCAGATGGCGCACAGCATATAGTGGCTAGAGACGAAGCGTCCGCTTTTTTGACCAAGCATTTAAGGTCATATGGCGGAACTGGTGAGCATGAAGGCCACAAGGTAGGAAGATTGTTAAGAAATGTTTCATTTTCTGGTAAAGGCTTGGTTAACAACCCAGCTAATCCTAGAAGTGTTATTTTAACAGAGTCCAATCCATTTACTAGAACTGAAGCGAAGTCTATTAATCAACTCGATATAACGAAGGAGAAATATATCATGTCGAATGATGAACGCCTTTTGCAGCAAGTAGAAGAGCTGAAGGCTCAATTAAAGTCTACTAAAGAAGAACTTCAGGTTAAAGCTAACGAAGCTACGTCTGAGGAGCTTGAGACTTTTAAGACTACTGTTGCAGAAAAAGATGAAACTATTACTGAACTTCAAGAGTCTGTTAAGGCTCTCGAAAATAAAGTATCTGAAAATGAAGAGTTGGTTGCTAAGCAAGCAGAAGAGCTTTCTGAAGCTAGTCAGCAAATTCTTTCTTATGAGAAGGAAGCTATCACTCTTGCTCGTAGAAACTCCCTGACTGACGCTGGGGTGGATTCTGATGAAGCGACTTCTATTTTAGAAGCCTTTGCAGAAGCTAATGACGAGATGTTTGATGAACTTGTCAAGCAATTGGCTAAGTGTGTTCCCTTCAAGAAGAAGGATGAAGAAGACGAAGACGATAAAGACGGTAAAGACAAGAAGCTTCCGCCTTGGCTGAAGAAGAAGAAGGATGCCAAGTCTGAAGAATCTGAAGCGTCTGAAGAGTCTGAAGAAGAAGATGAAGCTGAAGCTTCCGCAGAAGAAGAAATTCTTGAAGACGTGGAAGAAGAAGCCGACGCCGCTCTCGTCGATGCAGGCGAAACGGATGGTATTAAATCTGTGCGAGCCATTGCTTCTGAATGGTTGTCACAGAACGTACTGAGAACAACTGCCAATATCGACAGTTAATTTAGTTTAAGGAGAAATATAATGGCTTTAAAAGCTGATAGACATGAACTCCAAACCGACATTTCGTTCTTTATGGACGAGGTTGCTAGTCGAGGCGGTATCGCTTGTTTAAGTACTGGCGGTTCCGGTGCGGCTTTAGACCAGTCGGCTGCTTTGGTTACTTATAGTGCTGCCGCAGCTTCTGGTGCGATTCCAGTCGGTTTGTTAATGAATGAAATGGTTAATATCGACCTTACTCGACAGCACATCAACTGGCATAAAGATGAAGTGCAAAAGGGTAGCAAGGTTACTCTGCTCCGTAAGGGCTGGGTTGTTACTGACCGCATTTATCCCGGTCATACACCTGCTATTGGTGGTCTGGCTTATGTAAACCACAGTGGCTACATTGGTACTGGTGGTCCCGGTGCTGGAGGGGTGCTTGAAGAAGGTATTGTTGGTCGTTTCTTGTCTACTAAAGACGAGGATGGCTATGTAAAGGTAGAAATTAACCTGCCGAACGCGCTTTCGGGCTACCACCCAACGGCATCATAATCGACAGATAAGGAGATATATCATATGTCTACAATGAAAAGACCCGATGAAGCCTTCATCGAACTATTAAAGCGTTCGGGAAGTGCTGATAAAAATGAAGCTTTAACTGCGCAACGTGAGCTTGCTAAGGCTATCGAATCGCCACTGAGACAAGGTGTCTTAGTTGGCAATATTTTGGACGGCATCTTTGAAGCCATTCAGATGGAACCGGGAAGTACTTCGGAATTTCCCCTCGACCTTCTGGCTCCCGGTGAAGAAGATGAGTTTGTCGCTTACACGAACCCCGGTCATGGACGTATTCCAGAGCGGGCAGTGGAAGGCGATTACGTTATGGTTCCGACCTATGCAATTACTAGCTCAATTGACTGGCTGCTTCGGTATGCCCGTGATGCGAGATGGGATGTTATTGGTCGTGCCGCTCAAGTTCTGGAAGCATCCTTCGTTAAGAAGATGAATGATGACGGTTGGCATACACTCTTAAGTGCTGGCGTTGACCGTAACATTCTTGTTTATGACGCTGATGCCGCCGCTGGTCAGTTTACTAAGAGAGTTGTTTCTCTTATGAAAACGGTCATGCGACGAAATGGTGGAGGCAACACTGGCTCCCTGAATCGTGGCAGACTGACTGACGTTTATCTTAGTCCCGAAGCGCTGGAAGACATTCGGAATTGGGGTGTAGACCAAGTTGACGAGGTTACTCGTCGTGAAATCTTCCAAGCCGCAGATGGTTCGGCCTCTTTGACTAGAGTTTTTGGTATTAATCTCCATGACATGGATGAGCTTGGCGAAAGTCAGGAATACCAGAACTTCTTCTCGAACGAACTTAGCGGTAGTCTTGGGCCTAGTTCTGACGTAGAGCTAGTTGTTGGTCTCGACTTGCAGTCTAATGACAGTTTCATAATGCCTGTCAGAGAGAATGTTCAAGTCTTTGAAGACGACAACCTGCACCGTCAGCAGCGTGCTGGCATGTATGGATGGGCAGAGATGGGATTCGCGGTTCTGGATAACCGTAGAGTTCTGCTTGGTTCCTTCTAAACAGGGCGTCACACCCGCAGGGGAGTTAGCGGCGGCAATTGTGCCGCTGCTGCTCCCCTTTTTTTT